TTCCACTTTGAACACGCTCAACGTCGAGTACCGCAAGGTCGAGGCGCTGATTCCCTACGCCCGCAATCCGCGCACGCACGCCGAGGGTCAGATCGCCAAGATCGCGGCCAGCATCGTCGAGTACGGCTGGACGAACCCGATCCTGGTCGATGGCGACAACGGCATCATCGCCGGGCACGGGCGTCTGGCCGCTGCCGGCAAGCTCGGACTGGATCAGGTGCCGGTGATCGAACTGGCACATCTGACCGTCGCGCAGAAGCGCGCGCTGGTGATCGCCGACAACCGGCTGGCACTGGATGCGGGCTGGGATGCGGAGATGCTGGCGCTGGAGTTGGCCGACCTGTCCGAAGCGGGGTACGACCTTGCGCTGACGGGTTTCGAGGATGCCGAGGTCGAGGCGCTGCTCACGGGTGAGGTGACCGACCCCAATGCCGACCCGGAGCCGAACGCCGACGAACCGGACGCAGCGGACGACGTGCCCGACGCCCCCGTCGTGGCGGTGTCTCGCCCGGGCGATGTCTGGGCCATCGGCGCGCACCGCCTGATCTGTGGCGACGCCACCGACCGGGGCGTGGTCGCGGCACTGATGGACGGCAATGCCGCTCGCCTGTGCTTCACCTCGCCGCCCTACGGCAACCAGCGCGACTACACCTCGGGCGGCATCACCGACTGGGATGGCCTGATGCGCGGCGTGTTCGCGCACCTGCCGATGGCGGCCGATGGGCAGGTGCTGGTCAACCTTGGCCTCATCCACCGCGACAACGAGGTGATCCCGTATTGGGATGCGTGGCTCGGCTGGATGCGTCAGCAAGGTTGGCGGCGCTTTGCGTGGTACGTCTGGGATCAGGGGCCGGGGATGCCCGGCGACTGGGCAGGACGCTTCGCGCCGAGCTTCGAGTTCGTTTTTCACTTCAACCGCGAAAGCCGCAAGCCCAACAAGATCGTGCCCTGCAAGCATGCCGGGCAGGAGTCGCACCTGCGCGCCGATGGCTCGTCCACGGCGATGCGCGGCAAGGATGGCGAAGTCGGCGGCTGGACGCACAAGGGCCTGCCGACGCAGGACACGCGCATCCCCGACAGCGTGATCCGCGTGATGCGCCACAAGGGCAAGATCGGTCAGGACATCGACCACCCCGCCGTGTTTCCGGTGGCGCTGCCGGAGTTCGTGATCGAGGCCTATACGGACGCGGGCGACATCGTGTTCGAACCTTTCGGCGGCAGCGGCACCACCATGCTGGCCGCTGAGCGCACGGGCCGCGCCTGCCGCAGCGTGGAAATCGCGCCGGAGTACGTGGACGTCGCCATCAAGCGCTTCCAGCAGAACCACCCCGGTGTGCCGGTGACGCTGCTGGCAACAGGCCAGTCCTTCGAGCAGGTCGCCGCCCAGCGCGCTACTACCCTTGATGCCGAGGTGGTGGCATGAACTGGCTGGCCGACAAGATCGAGCAGTGGCCGACCGGCAAGCTGCTGCCCTACGCCCGCAACGCGCGCACCCACTCCGAGGAGCAGGTGGCGCAGATCGCCGCCAGCATCGCCGAGTTCGGATTCACCAATCCGATCCTGGCGGGCAGCGACGGCATCATCGTCGCTGGCCACGGTCGGCTGGCCGCCGCCCAGAAACTCGGGCTGGAGATCGTGCCGGTGGTCGTGCTGGATCACCTGACGCCAACGCAGCGCCGCGCACTGGTCATCGCGGACAACCGCATTGCCGAGAACGCAGGCTGGGACGACGCGATGCTGCGGATCGAACTGGAAGCCTTGCAGCTGGACGGCTTCGACCTCGACATCACCGGCTTCGACGCCGACGCCCTGGCCGAACTGATCGCGGGCGACGAGCCTGACAACGAGGGGCAGACCGATGAGGATGCGGTGCCCGAAGTCAGCGAGACGCCGATCTCGCGCCCGGGCGATGTTTGGATCATGGGCCCGCACCGGCTGCTGTGCGGCGATGCCACCGTGGCGGCAAGCTACGAGGTCTTGCTGCAAGGCGAGCCGGTCGACATGGTCTTCACCGATCCGCCGTACAACGTGAACTACGCCAACAGCGCAAAGGACAAGATGCGCGGCAAGGATCGCGCGATCCTGAACGACAACCTGGGCGACGGGTTCTACGATTTCCTGCTGGCGGCATTGACGCCCACCGTGGCGCATTGCCGGGGCGGGATCTACGTGGCGATGTCCTCCAGCGAACTCGACGTGCTGCAGGCCGCCTTCCGTGCCGCCGGTGGCAAGTGGTCGACCTTCGTCATCTGGGCCAAAAACACCTTCACCCTCGGCCGCGCCGACTACCAGCGCCAGTACGAGCCGATCCTGTACGGTTGGCCCGAGGGCGCGCAACGCCACTGGTGCGGCGACCGCGACCAGGGCGACGTATGGCAGATCAAGAAGCCGCAGAAGAACGACCTGCACCCGACGATGAAACCGGTGGAACTGGTCGAGCGCGCGATCCGCAATTCGAGCCGCCCCGGCAACGTGGTGCTCGACCCGTTTGGTGGCTCTGGCACGACGTTGATCGCAGCGGAGAAGTCAGGCCGCATCGCGCGGCTGATCGAACTCGATCCGAAGTACGTGGATGTGATCGTGCGCCGGTGGGAGGACTTCACCGGCAAGCAGGCTATCCGAGAGGCGGCAGACCAGCAGGCGTGCGCCAATTGAATCCGCGCGCAGGCGCCTTGGCTTCTTCTTCCTCGGCGATGCGCCGCAGGATTTGCATCGTGGTGAGATCGCGTGGCAGTGCCATGCACATGACGCGCACGGCCTGCTCGATGGAAATGTCCGGACGCCGGTTGGCGATCAGCCAACGCAGCGCCTGCTCCCGTTCGGCAGCTGCGGTTTTCATCAGGCGGCCATTTCGTCGTTGATTTCGCAGTGGATCACAAAGCCCGTCAGGTAAGGCAGGCCGCGTGGGATGCCGTACTGCTTGCTGGTCTGGCGGCCAATCGTCCAGCCCATCCAGCGCTGGGTGGCAGCGTTGATCGCGTCCGTCAGGGTCTTGCCTTCGTAAAGCCCGTTCTGGACGTCGTCGGCAAAATGGCGGCCGTGGCGGCTGTCGAGGAAGACCCGTACCGATTCGAGTGTCTGGCCGGTGGCGTCCGAGATGGCGCTCATCGCCAGGGGCCACGCGCCGCTGGCGTGCTCGTTCATCGTGCCCCAAAAGCCCCAGGCGTCGTTCTGGGTGGCGGGGATCTGGATGCTGGTCATGGTGGTTTCTCCTTCGGGTTGATCGTTGCGACACCCGTAGTAACGCGCTGTTCGATTGAGAAGCCAAGCGCCGCCTGGCCTCTTTCTCGATCTTTCTCGATCAGGCGATGCGGTAGACCCGCTCGCCGCCCTGCGGTTTGTCCGAGACGATGGTCAGACCGAGCTTTTTCTTGAAGGCTCCAGCGAAGGTGCCGCGCACCGTGTGCGCCTGCCAGCCGGTGGCGGTGCAGATCTGGCCGATGGTCGCGCCCTCGGGGCGTTGCAGCATCCGGATCACTTCGGCCTGCTTGCTGTTGTCGCGGGTGCGTGGCTTGGCTGGTGCGGGCGTCGCATTCTTGGCCCACTCAGCCTCACACGCGGCCACGTCGGCCTCCAACTCGGCGTCGGTGGTCTGCGGTGCTTCGGTGGCGTCAGGCGCGTCCTGCGCCGCTTCGGCGTTGGCAATGATGGCGTCAAGCTTGGCCTCGAGTGTCGAGGAGCGCGTGATATCGCTGTGGGGGCGCTTCATGCCCAAGGCGTCGTAGCCCTCGGCGGCGACGCACCAGCCCCCGCCGTCAGGCGTGATCAGGGCGCGGTTGAACAGGCCGTCGAGCACCTTCTTGCGTGCGCCGCCTTTGATGTTGTCGGGGAACCATTCGATCTTGCCGCCGCTGGTGTTGATGGCCTTGGCGAGGATGGCGTGCTGGGCCGGGGTGAGTTGGGTAGTGGTCATTTGCTGCTCCTTCGGGGGTGGTGGATGACGATGTGATGAACGCGCTGTTCGGGAGTAAAGCCAAGCGCCTTCCTCTTGGTTTCGTGGGTTTCCGATCAGTCCTTGGCGATCTCCGCTTCCGTGGCTTTCGGGCTCGACGCGCCGACCTCGATGCCCGCCTTGAAGGCTGCTTCCAGCGCGTCCCGGATGCACCACACCGCCGTGTCGTGGAAGTCCAGGCTGTCGGCGTGGCGGGTTTGCAGGGTGTCGATGCCCAGATGCTTCTGGGCGATCAGGGTGAGGATGGTGTCGATCTGGCTCATGGCGTGTTCCTTTCGGGGTGTGGTTGGCGTGACGTGATGAACGCGCTGTTCCCGATGGAAGCCAAGCTCAATCCGCAGGAATGACGAACAAATGATTGAAGAAGGTGACGATGGGACTCTCGATTCGCGCCTACGCGCGCCACCGTGGCGTGTCGCACGTGGCCGTGAAAAAGGCCATCGACACCGGGCGGATCACCGCACTACCAGACGGCACGATTGATCCGGATGCGGCGGACGCGCAGTGGGCGCAAAACACATTGCAGCCTCGCCGGGCCCCTGCGCAGGAGCAGGCCAGCAGCCCGAAAACCCGACGCGCGCCCGCGACTGCCGATGCCACACCGCCGCGCGATGCGTCCGAACCGAGCGCGCCGCCGCTGTCAGCGGGTGGCACGTCGCTGCTGCAGGCGCGCACCGTCAACGAAGTGCTGAAGGCCCAGCTGAACAAGGTGGAGCTGGCACACCGCAAGAAGGAACTGGTGGATCGGGCGCAGGCCGTGGCCCACGTTTTCAAGCTCGCGCGCATCGAGCGCGATGCCTGGCTGAACTGGCCTGCGCGCATCTCGGGGCAGATGGCCTCCGCGCTTGGCGTTGACGCGCACACGATGCACGTCACGCTGGAAGCCGCCGTGCGCGAGCACCTGATCGAACTGGGCGAGCTGCGCCCGCGCGTGGATTGACGATGGACGATTACGAAGGCGCTGTTGAGATCGAACGCGCGTGGCGCGACGGCTTGACGCCTGATCCGCTACTCACCGTGTCGGAATGGTCGGATCGCCA